ATTCCCGGCTTTACTGGTTCAGTTAGAGTTTCTAGGGAATAATATGGAGAATAAACATGGCTAGTGTACTTGCAGGCTTTCGTCCTGTAAAACATATGAATGGTTCGCCTTACAATGGGCAACTAAACCGTTATATGATTTCCGCTTCTGACACCGCTGTTACTAACGTCGGTGACTTTGTTCAGCTTTCAGATAATGCTGCTCTAGTAGATACTATTGGTTTTGGTGTCTATCCTGCTGTAGAACGTATTGGTTCAGGCACCGCAGTTCCTATTGTTGGTGTCATTGTTGGTTTTGAGGTTGACTTCTCAAATTTAAACACTGGTAACTATCGTGCTGCCTCAACTCGCCGAGTAGCTCTTGTAGCTGACGCCTCAGACCTTCTATTTGCTGGTCCGCAAGACGCCGTTGGTGGCGTTGTAGCGGCTGCTTCAGTGGGACTCAACGTTGCTATCAACCTAGGCACTGCTGGTTCTACTACTCCTTTTGCTTCAGGCATGAGCGTAGATAGTTCTGCTGTTGCCACTACAGCAACTCTTCCACTTCAAATTATGGGTATTACTGCTTCACCTGATAACGACGAAACTTCTACAGCACGTCCTGCTGAAGTGTTGGTTCGCATCAACACCCATGCATTCAATGCTGCTGGTCTAGCAGGCGTATAAAGGAATATAATGTCTATTATCAATAGCTCAAGCTTTGCCAAAAGTCTATGGCCTGGAGTAAATGCGTGGTATGGTAAAGCATACTCAGAATATCCAGTCGAATACACCAAGCTGTTTGACACCTTCAAGAGCACTCGTGCCTTTGAAGAAGATGTTGGTATCAGCTCTTTCGGTCTTGCTGTTGCAAAGCCTGAAGGCGCTCCAATTTCATATGACAGCGAACGTCAGGCATTTATCACTCGTTACAACCACGTAGTGTATGCTCTTGGCTTCGTCATCACCCGTGAAATCATGGAAGATGACCAGTATGATGTCGTAGGTCAGCGTAAGGCCCAAGGTCTTGCGTTCTCTATGCGTCAAACTAAGGAAATCATCGCTGCTAACGTCTACAACCGTGCGTTTAACACCTCATATGTAGGTGGTGATGGTGCTACTCTTATTGCTTCAGCAGGTGGTGGTTCAGCCTCACATCCGCTGTTTGCTGGTGGCACTGCAACCAACGGCCCTTCAACCGCAGCCGATCTTTCAGAAGCCTCTCTAGAGCAGGCCATGATTGACATTGCTGGTTTCACCAATGACCGTGGTTTGCTAATTGCTGTACGTCCTAAGAGCCTCATCATTTCACGTCAGAACATCTTTGAAGCCAAGCGCCTCACTGCTCCTGATGGCCGTCCTGGGGTTGACACCAACGACGTAAACGCGCTTAAGGCTCTCGGTATGGTTCCTGAGGTTGTTGTCAACCACTACCTAACTGATGCCGATGCTTGGTTCATTCGCACTGATGCCCCTCATGGCATGAAGCACTTTGAACGTCGTGCTGACGCCTTTGAAACTGATAACGACTTTGACACCGAGAATGCTAAGTTCAAGGCCACTGCTCGTTACAGCTTCGGATGGACAGACTGGCGTGCAATTTACGGTAGCCCAGGCGCTTAAGGTATGACTGTCCCCACCGCACAAGTGGGGCTTAGTTATCCTAAGCCTCGTGAACTTCTTACTAAGTTCTTTAAAATCTCCCGCACTGACACGACAGGTACTAAGAAGGCTGCACTTCAAAAGGGCTCTGTTATTGGTGGTGCCTATGTGATTGGCGGGGCAGCGTCTGATGCTGCCACTACAGCCACCATTAGCTTTGGTAGCTCTGCTACAGCCACTGAATATGTAAGTGGCTTTGATGTCAAGGCTGCTGCTACTGGTGAGGGCTACAGCCCCGTTGGAGCTGCCGCTGTAGGCTCTACATTTGGTGTTCCAATTACTGCTGATGTACAAATCTATGGCATTTATGCTGAGACAGGAACTGCTTCTACCACTGGAGGCCCTTGGATTGTGAAGCTTGAATACTTCGTTCCTGGCTCTAACGAAGGTGTGGACGATTAAACAAAGGGCCTCTTTTTGAGGCCCTTTTATTATGTCTATTATTAAAACACCATTTGATGCTGGTAAGGAATTCAGATCGTTTTTTGAATTCTCATTAGGTAACGCCGAACAAATTGTAATTAAAGCTGTTGTACCTGTAAACGTCCTTTTAAAGCATATAGAAACTGTTCTTGTTGAAGGACAGATTAAACTTGAGACGTTAGTTGGTGGTACAGAAGGAGGAACGTATTCTGTTACCGTTCCTATATTTAATAGAAATAACATGGCTATTAGGCCGATGCCTTTATATACAACACAAGTTAGCTTGACTAGTGGTGGTACACATACTGGCGGCGTTATTCTAGATGTGCTGTTGAATAGAACAAGTGCAGGAGCCACTGCTATAGCCACAGTTGGAACTATGTTCTCAGATGAGCGTGGAGTTGCTCCAAATACATATTACTTTAAAATAACCGCTCAGGCAGCGGCTATTGGAGTATTTAAAATTAGGTGGGAAGAACTTCCCTAAAGGAAAGGACTGGCAATGTCTAGTAATGTTTTTGTTAAGAGTGGTAGGGTCTCTGATCTATTAACCACTGCTACCACTGCTACTGGTGATTGGAAATATAAGGATGCTCCAAAGAGTAGTTTTCAGGTAGTAGCCACTGCTGCTGCTACAGTGGTGTTTGATGTATCTAATGATGGTGTTAATGCTGTTGCCACAGCTTTAGGCACAGTTACCTTGGCTGGTGCAGGCAGTGATGGGTTTACCTCTGATGCACCTTGGAAGTATGTACGGGCTAGAGTCACTGCTAACAGTGGCACAGCTACAATTAACATGTGTGTCTAAAGGGTTATTATGGCAAGAATTTCTAATGGTTTTGTTGGATCATTTGCAACAATTGAAGATTTAACATCAAAATTTCTTCCTAGTGAATATGCAGGTTGTTCCGCTAATATTGGATTAGTTGCTCCAACCGCTAAAGTTTGGAGTGACGGAATCAGTTGGGCGCCTGCGGCAGGGGGTATGTCAGCAGGGTGGATTTTAGCTGGTGCTATTGGAGACTCAACTACTGCAGGTGGATTGCAAAGCTCAATTGGTACAACGGTGCAAGTAGGCAACGACTACACAGCCACATACCCACCACAGGCAATTGGGGGAGAGAGGGGCGGGTCTGCGTCATGGTTCACCCATCTTTGTCTATTGTCTGGCGGGCGGATCATCGCGAACCATAACGGCGGTGTTGCGTCCGATACCTCACAAGGCTGTTTAAACCGTCTAGACTATGAGATTTCACAATCGCCTAGTGTTCTGTTTATGCAAATGGGCATCACCAACGATATTCAGGGCGGAGTAGCTACAAGCACAAGTAAAGCAAATGTTGCTACTGCTGTACAGCGTGTACGAGCAGCAGGTATTCAACCTGTGCTGGTAACTGTGTACCCACATAACACGAGTGCCTTTGGTATTGCAGCTCGGGCGTGGAATGAGTGGCTAAAATACTATGGCCAGCAAAATCGAATTCCGGTGTTAGACACATTTCAGGCCGTTGTTGATCCTGCAAGTACTACAGGTAACTGGCTTGCAGCGTACACATCTGATGGTACTCATGCTACAGTTATTGGTGCACAAGTGGCTGGGGCCTCTGCTTTGGCACAACTCGTACTTCATGGAATTGTACCACCAAGTACTGATCCAACAAAGTTTCCACGGCTCGCAAATGCCCAGTTTGGCGGAACTGCTTTAGAGGCCCCTGGGCAGCTCATCAAAAATGGGATTTTTAAGGTTGACGGAAATGCTGATGGGATTGCCGACTCTTGGGCAGCAGTTGTCGGTACCAAAACAATCAATACATCGCCGGGAGCTGGGATTATCGGCAACTCGCAGAAAATCGACATTACGACTGGGCAGACGGGGAAACTTGAGCAGGATGTCACCGTTGTTGAAAATAGGCGGTATGCGTTTACAGGGTTGTTCAAAACAAGCGGCTGTCAAGCAGGTGGGGTTACGTATTCAATTGGATCAGCTCTGACGTTCGGCTCCCCTCAACGACAGCACATTGTAGCACAAAATATGCTAGGGGTTGATTATACAAATTGGACACCTTTTTATTTTGAATTTGTAACACAGCCCGGTGCCACCCTTTGTCGGGTATCTATGTACACAATGCCAATCGCCGCAACAGGGAACTGTTCCTTTGAATTTGCAATGGCACGAATGATCGACCTTGATGGTCTTTGATATGCTAAAGCAGCTTAGGCTTCTTTTAAGTTAATGTATTTAATGGAGACTTTGTGGAATCACAAATTATTGCTTGGACAATAAATGGGCTTATGGGAGTAATTATGTGGCTTGGCAAAGTTCAACTAGACACTCTCCAAAAGCGTATTGACCACCTTGAAGATAATGACGACTATTTTAAAGATCACTACTTTAAAAAGGAAGACTTCAGGGAATTTAAACAAGAGCTTTACACTAAGCTAGATAAGATGGAAAGCTCTTTGGAGAGTAAGTTAGATACTATTAAAGCTTTCCGTGTGTCTGACTTTCCTAATAGAAACAGGGAAGTATAATGTCTGGTACATTCTATAAGAAGGGTTCTTGGAATGGTATTTGCGACGTATGTAGCTTCAAGTTTAAATTCACAGAACTACGTAAGCGTTGGGACGGCCTCGTAGTTTGTGAAAAAGACTTTGAACACGACCACCCACAAAAATATATTCGAGTAAGAGAAAGTGGTTTATCTGTCCCTGTTATTCGTAATAGGGCAGCAGATGTATTTATTGGACCTGTTTGTACTATTTGGGGAAGTTCTGCCTATGCAGGTATAGCAGAAGCAGGCTGTTCTAGGGCTGGAGAAGCTTCTATCCCTTATCAAACACTTGTTGAACTTAAGGCAGCCTCTGTTGTTCCAGATGGGCCTTTTAATTAAGGAATGTAATGGCTACATCAGGAAACACCTCATATGAGTCTAATAGAGACAATATTATTAAAGCAGCTCTGCGTAAGTGTGGTGCTTTAGCAGAGGGGGAAACTCCTTCTACAGAAAGTGTCACTAACTGCTCTCAAGCACTCAATAATATTGTCCTTAGATTTTCTACGCTAGGGATGGCTCTTTGGAAACGTACAGAGCTTCCTGTTACACTAGTTGCAGGTACAGCAACATACAACATTACAAACTCTTTCTGATAAACAACAGTTAATGCTTTTGTTGTCGC